TGTTCCAGTTGGCGCTGGTGAAGGTCAGCGAAGCCGGGCTAACCGTGCCCTCGGTCGTATCGCTGGTTGAGACCGCGATGGTGACGTTCGCCGTGGGCTGCGACGTCAGGCGCACCGTGAACGTCGCCTGGCCGCCGACCTCGGTGGTGTTGCCGCTGATCGAGCTGACCGTGAAGCCGGCGGTATCGTCGTCGACGTTGGTCACGGAGACGTTCGACGGGTCCAGGGAGGCGTAGACGGCGTCCGCGGTCGTCGGCAGCGAGGTGATGATGACGTAGGCTTTGTTCCCGTCGTCGATGAAGTCGTCGACGGAGCGGACGCGCATGAGCATGGCTACCGCGTCGGCCGGGTCGGCGAATTCCTTCGCCGCCTTGGCTTCGATCTTGTCCAGGACACGCTCTTTCAGCGCCTCCTGTTGGGCTTCCTTCTTGGCCTGCTCGAGCGCCTCGGCGCGGATCTTCTCCACGTCGACCTCGCCGGTCTTACCGTCGTCGGTCTTCGTGTCCTTCGCGGCGGCGGCCGGCTTACCCTCGAGTTCGGCGAGCCGACGGGCGGTCCGCTTGGTGCGGCGTTCGAGGTCGCGGTTGATCCGCTGCTGCGCCTCGAACTTGGCCTCAGCTTCCTTGGCTTTGGCCTCCCAGTCGACCTCGCCGGACTCATCGTCGGAGTCGTCGCCCTGATCAGCGGCGGCGTCCTCCCCAGACTTGTCAGACGCGTCGGCGTCGTCGCCGCCCTCGGTGTCGTCCTCAGCGCCGCCGAGGATCGGCCAGATGGGCTGCGGCCCGGTCTCGCCGCGGCGGGCCTTGCGCCAGCCGAGAGCCTGGATACCGGTGACAGCGTGGATGGGCAGCGTGGTGTCGATCAACGGTCTCTCCTTGCGAGAGGGGGGTGATGGTTCTTCCCTGCCCTTGCGGCTGGGGGAAGTCAGTGGACCGGCGGGTACCAGGCGGGGCGGTCCAGGTCGCGACGGTCGCGGTGCAGCCCAGATGGGATCCGCATCGCGGCCCGGTCTGCGCTCGTGATCGTGGGCACCGTGTACGGGCCGTCTTCGACGGTGACCGTGGCGGTTCCGTCCGGGTGGATGTCGATGCGGTCGTGGTAGCGGACGGGGATCTCACTGAAGATCGGGTGCGACATCTTCATTCACCACGATCTTCACGAGCGCGTCCGGGGTCTGCGCCAAGGAAGGCGAGGGCGTTCAGCACTGCCTTTACGCTCTGCTGGGTCAGCTGCCCGTTGAGCACCTCGACCACTCGCTCGGCGATCTCGTCGCGGGTGGCGTAGCGGCGTCGCTGCGGCATCTCGCCCTCCTCAAAGGATGTAGCCGAACCGGCGGAGAAGCCGCAGCGCGTCGTCGCGGTCCTTCGCCGCCTTGTAGATCGACTCCGGCGTCAACCGTGGCGTCTGTGCCCGCTGTCGAGTCACCCGCGCGCCCTGAGAGATCAACCGCTGGCCAGCGAACCCGCGGGTCGTGGTTCCTTCCGTGGTGATCTGCACGTCCTGCCCGAACGCCTGCGTGTTCTGCATGCCCCGACGGGCGTTCACGACCTGGTTCAGGTCGGCGCCGTCCCGCCACGCCTGCGCGTTCGCCGCCCCCAACAACTTGTCCTGCTCGGCCTTGGACAGCGACTTTAAGTACGCGTCTGGGTCGGTACGCAGATCGTTGCCGCGGTCCTCTGCGCTCGGGATGGACACGCAGTCGTCGTTGGGGTGCCGGTCGAAGCCGTCGGACCAGCGGTAGAACTTGCCGGCCAGGACGAGACACCGGCTGCACGACGGTGGGGTGAGCATCCGCACCCACCCGGTCCGTGGCCGTACCGCTACCTCGACACCAGCGGCGACCCGGCCGGCGTCGGCGATCTGGGTGCGGGCGATCCGCTCCACGCTCACCCGCCCGGCATTGAGCGCGTCCGCCGGTGCCATACCGTCCTTGAGCGCGTCCAGCGCTACACCTGCCGGCGTAGCGAGCAGCGACTCGAGGGGTCGGCCGTCGGACGCCCACCCGACCAGAGAGTCCGGCTGGAACCGCCCTTCCGGGCGGGTCCGCAGCTGCTGTTGCGTGAGGGCGTCGGCGACCATCTCACTGCCGAGCGCGGCGGCTTCGCGTTGCAGCGCGGTGAAGTCGACCAGGATGCCCGCTAGGGCGCGATCCCATGAGGCGGCGATGTCGAGCGGGTTGACTGTGGCCCAGCCTCGCCGCACCAGCCGCAGCACGGTCGCGGCGAGACGCAGCATCGCCAGGTAGTGGCCGTCAGCTGCGGGGAGTTCACCCGGCAACATCAGTCACTCGCAGGGACAGGCGCACCGTTGACAGCGCCCGGCAGGCCCGCGGCCTTCTCCTCCGATTGCACCGTGACCGGCAGCAGTCCGGTGTGCTCGATCGGCGGAAGCCCGGCGGCGGCCGCCGCCGCGTTGTGTTCGGCGCCGGCGCGGATGAACGTGCCGTACGCGGTGGCCTTCTTCCCGAGGATGTCGACCCGCTCGAGCATGTCGTCCAGTTGGCTGTCACGCTGCTCGGCGGCGCGCATCGCAACCACGCGTTGCACCTCAAGCGGAGACAGCCCGTACTGCTCGGCGATCCACTCGAACGGAAACCCCATGTCGTGCAGTTTGGACAGGGCGTCGACCTTCTGGCCGAGTGCCCGGAACTGGAAATCCTCCCACACGATCGTCCCCGACCTCACCGCCCGCGCCTTGCGTTCGTCGTCCTGGGCGAGCGCGATGAGCCGGTACACCTCTCGCAGCCCGGGCGACATGTAGTTGGTGCGCTCCCGGGTCTTCGCGACCAGCCCTGTCTCGGCCGCGGTCAGCGCCTCAGCCGACACGTTTTGGATCTTGCCGATCAAGTAGTGCGGCGGGGTGCGGGTTTGAGCGGCGATGTGCTCGATCGCCCGCTCAATCACCTGGGAGAACACGTCGAGCGCGGCCGCTGACCACTCGTTGGTCTTTGCGTTCTGTCCCGGGATCCACAGGATCCGCTCTTTGATCAGCTCGTCGAGCTCGACCGGTCGTTTGCCAACCACCTGCCCGGCCTCGTTCAGCACCGGCACCGACGGCATCTCGGCGCCGGTAACGATCCGTTGCGGCAGGGACGCGTAGTCGAGGGCGTTCATCAGGTACGCCCAGATCAGGTTGATCGCGTCCTGCATCGCGATCACACCGTCGATGTCGGAGAGCGGGTTGTCCCGGTCCAGCAGGTCGTTGTTGGCGAGTTCCACCATGGACATGACACCCATGGGGTTCGGCAGCGGCCACGGCTCCCCACGCACCTCCCGCGGCTCCCAGCCGCTGATCGCGGTGGACGGCACGACCAGGCCGGACCGCAACCGTCCGTCGCTGCTGTAGGCGTTACGTTGGAACTTCCACAGGAACCCGCCATCGTCGACGGTGGCGTACTCGCGGGTGTCGTCCCGCCACAACCGCAGCCCGTTCAACCGCTGCCCGCGGTCCCCGTACTCGATGACCGCCTGGTCCGGGCGTTCCCACGTCACCGACGGCGTGTCCTCGTCGTCCGGGTTCCCCCACACCGTCGCGAACGAGCGGGTAGCGGCGAGGGCCATCACGAACGACTTGCTCGAGCCGGCCGCGCATTCGTTGGTGCGCCACACCCGCTCCAGGTCCTTGTCGACGCCACGGATCTGCCGGCTGTCCGGCGGCTCACCGTCCTGGGCGGGCTGGTCTTCGTCGAGACGCACCCCGACCACGTTCATCCGCTCCGTCGGGGCGGAGATGACCGGCGCCGTCCAGTTGTCGTTGAACCCCTTGAACCGGCCACCGAAGTAGGCCGCGAACTCCTGCGACGCGTACTTCAACGGGTGGTCGCCGGTGAGGTAGGCGAGACGCAGCTTGGTGAGCTTCTCCCGTTCCGCCAACTCGCGCGCCAGCTTGTTCAACGTGCCCACAACGACCCGGGTGTCGTCGGACATGGACGGCGGGTTGGCGGGTTCGAGGGAGGAGGTCAACGGTCACCCCCTCGCTCGTGTCGTGGCTCGCGTGGACGTCGCGGTGTAGATCAGACCGGACTCGTCCGGGTTCCACCCGCCTTCTCGAGCCAGCGAAGCCGCCTCATGCGCGAGCGTGTCAGCCATCGCCGGATCGATCTTCTGGTGCGGCGCCGGCTTCCCAAGGATGTACCGCTCCTTCGGCTGCGCCACCTTGATCGCATTGCCGATCGCCAACTCCGTCAACGGGCACCTGTCGTGCGTGGACCGGCCTGACGCCAAGTCGTTCTGCGAACGAACGAGCGCATCATGCATATGCACCGTCCGGTAGGTGGCCCACTCCAGAAACACCTCATCGCCGTACTCGAGCGCCCAGTCACCGATCTCGGACTGCCAATCCCGGGGATCGCAGAGCACCAGCTTGAGCCGATACCGGTCAGCGAGTTCGGACCACGCCGCATGCACCTCGCGCCGCGGGATCGACCCGCCCCACTCTTCTGGCTTCCAGATCGTCGGACGCCGATCCGGTCCGTAGGTGGGGGTGAATCGGAACCCGTCATAGGTCTCGAGCCGGATCGCGGTCCAGTCATCGGAGTCGGAGCCGTCGAACCCGCCACACACTTCCGTACCGTTGGGAGGCGCCGGCCTGTTCTTGTCTTCGGTGCGTTCCCACAGGTTGTCCTTGAACCAGGCCCCCGCGCCTTTGACCTTGCGGTTGCCGAAGAACCGTTCCGCCTGGTTCGGGTCGGTCTTGATCAGCTCGACCGCTTCGGCGTCGATCGAGTCGAGGTTCACCCACCACGAGCCCTCATACACGTACTTGTGGATGCGGTGCCGGTGATCCTTACGCAGGTAGGAGAGGCGTTTGCCGTCCGAGTCCCGCAGCACCTTGTCCGGGTCCCGGTAGAACACGAAGATGTCCGCCGCGCCGGACTCGTACACCTGCTGGGCGTAGGAGTTCATCGCCGGGTCGAACGCGTTCGTGGTGGCGTGTGTCCGGCCGCCCATGCCAGCGGCGCCGCGGCGTTGGGTTTCCGCGACCTCGATCATCTTGTTCGACTTGGTGTAGAGCCCAACCTCGTCCTGCTCGGCGTCGGAGATCGGGTTGCCGAGCCGCGAGTTCGCCGAAGCGGTCACCACGTCGATGCGGTCCAGGTCGTCGTCGTCCGACAGGCCCAGGATGCGGATGAAGCCCT